GGAAGAAGCGTTCATACATCTTCCAAGGGTTTATTGTCGAAGATCCTCTTAAAGAAGAAAAGACACCAGAAAATCCAATCCGTAGATTTATCATTGGTCCTCAAATCTATCAAATCATCCGTAGTGCTTTGATGGATCCAGAGTTGGATGAGTTGCCAACTGATTATCTCAAGGGTCTAGATTTCCGTATCGCCAAGACATCAAAAGGTGGGTTCGCAGACTACTCTACATCAAAGTGGAGCCGTCGTGAGCGTTCACTGACTGAAGTTGAAGCGGCAGCGATCGAAGCACATGGATTGTTCAATCTTTCCGACTTCCTACCTAAGAAGCCAACCGATGTTGAGCTCAAGGTAATGAAGGAAATGTTTGAAGCATCTGTCGATGGTGAGCCATATGATATGGACCGTTGGGGTCAATACTTCAAACCAGCAGGTATGGGAGCAGCCACTGGCGATCCTAACAAGCCTGCAGCCAGCGCACCTGTAGATGATGCAGATGATGAACCAGCACCAGTAGCAAAGGCAGCTCCTGCTCCAAAGGCAGAAGCACCAGCATCAAATGGTGATGGTAATAGTCGTGCCCAAGATATCTTGGCCATGATTCGCAATCGTCAAAAGCAGTAAGACTTATATAGAGTGTGAGGTACCTCCTCACACTCTCTTCATTACAGGGAAATAAAATGGCAAAACTAGATAAACTATCAAAAGTAAATGAATCAATCACGCTCAATCGTTATGACAACGGTTGGATGGTCGAAATCGGCGGTCGCGATAAGAAAGAAGATTGGAAGACCACTAAGACTATGTGTAACACTGAAGATGAACTAATCTCAGTCATTAAAGAGTGGAACACTAAAGATTTGGATAACTGATTATGGCAACTAAACCGTTCGATATAAGCAAGTTTAGAAAATCTATTACAAAGAATATTGAAGGTCTTAGTATAGGTTTTAACGATCCTACAGATTGGGTTGGCACAGGTAACTATGCATTAAACTATCTAATCAGTGGCGATTTCCACAAAGGAGTTCCGCTAGGCAAAGTTACAGTATTTGCAGGCGAGTCTGGAGCAGGTAAATCATATATCTGTTCAGGTAACTTGATCAAAGCGGCACAAGCACAAGGCATTTATGTTATCTTGGTTGATACAGAAAATGCTCTAGACGAAGATTGGCTAAAGGCACTAGGTGTCGACACTAGCGATGAAAAGTTGTTGAAACTTAATATGGCTATGATCGACGATGTAGCAAAGACTATCACAGAGTTTGTTGCAGAATATAAAGCTATGCCTGAAGACAGTCGTCCTAAGGTACTTTTTGTGCTTGACTCATTAGGTATGTTGTTGACTCCAACGGATGTTAACCAGTTCGAAGCAGGTGATTTGAAAGGTGATATGGGTCGTAAGCCCAAGGCATTGACAGCACTTGTGCGAAACTGTGTTAATATGTTTGGTAGTCTAAACATTGGCCTAGTAGCTACAAACCATACCTATGCAAGCCAAGATATGTTTGATCCAGACGATAAGATTAGTGGTGGCCAAGGTTTTATCTATGCATCAAGTATCGTTGTTGCTATGAAAAAACTCAAACTAAAAGAAGATGACGATGGCAATAAGATCTCAGAAGTACGTGGTATCCGTGCTGCCTGCAAGATCATGAAAACTCGTTATGCAAAGCCTTTTGAAAGTGTACAAGTAAAGATTCCTTATGAGACAGGTATGAATCCATATAGTGGACTGGTCGACTTGTTTGAAGCTAAAGGGATGCTTAAGAAAGAAGGAAATAGTCTTGTATATGTAACTGCTGATGGTGAGATCATCAAACAGTTTCGTAAGGCATGGGAACGCAACGAAAACAATGGACTAGATAGGATGATGGAAGACATTTCAAAACATGGCGAAAAATCCGATTCAGAGATAACTACTACAGTTGAACCTGAAACGGAGGCCAGTTAATGAAGGAAGACCTAATCGCCGATCTGTGGAGCGTCATTGTTGACCACATTCCCGATAAGCAGAAAAAAACCGTAGCTGAAGACTTTGTTAGTACACTAGTCGATCATGGCATTAAAGAAAGCGTTCTAGATCGGTTGATGGGTATTGACCCATACCTCGACGATGCTATCGAATATGCCACTGACGGTGAACAATATCACGAAGAAGACGACTACGATAGATACGAAGACGAGGATTAATGAACTGGTACGATCGAGTTTCAAAAGATATTTCTAATATTCCAGACGCCGTGGCATATTATGAAGCCGAGTTATTGGCAGCAAAGACTGACGCTCGCATAGCGGGAAACCTTGAACGAGCTGCTGCTAATATGCCTGGTATTGTGGAAAATCGTTTCAATCAACTACAAGAGATCGAAGCGATTTTAGAATATCTAAACATTGAACTACGTCGTTTACGCAGTCAGCATTTCCGTAAATATCTTGAAAACTATCAACGCAGCCTATCCTCTAGAGACTGTGAAAAGTTTGTAGAGGGTGAGTCTGATGTCGTTGACTTTGAAAAAATCATCAATGATTTCGCCTTGCTAAGAAACAAATGGCTGGGCGTTATCAAAGCCTTAGATATCAAGCAGTGGCAGATATCTAACATCGTGAAGCTACGTACTGCTGGACTTGAAGATGCAACACTATGAAAATAGTATTAACTGGGCATCTTGGCTTTGTTGGCGGTAATCTTAAGCCCTATTTAGAACAAAAAGGACATACTGTCATTGGCCTCGATATCAAAGAAGGCCAAGACATCCTTACTTGTGATCTTCCTGAGTGTGACGCAGTTATTCATCTAGCTGCAAAAACAGGCGTTCGGGCTAGTCTAGACTCGCCACACGAGTACTGGAAAGTAAATGTAGACGGTACTAGACGAGTTTTACTGCACTACAGCAATAAGAGGGTCTTAGTTGCAAGCTCTAGCAGCCAATATGAACCTCATTTGAATCCCTATGCTGCTACTAAGCATGTCATGGAAAAGATTCCACACGATAATGTTTGCTGGATGAGATTCCATACCGTCTACGGTGCAGACACTGGGCGAGATATGTTTTTTGATAGACTTAGAAATGGAACACTAGAGTATGTCACGGATCATGAACGTGACTTTGTACACGTTGACGATGTCTGTGAAGCTGTCAATATTTTATTAAACAATGATTTTACAGGACCAGTTGATATAGGTACTGGCATTTCCATAAAGATCTCTGATATATGTACTACACTACCAGTTAGAACATATAATCCACACGAAAGAAAACGTACCTGTGCAGATATGCACATTATGAATAGTTTTGGTTTTAGACCGAGATTTTTTCTTTTGTGACACCCACATGGTGCAGTAAGTATGGCTCTACCTCTGTATCGTAAAAATCTACATGAGCCTTTCCTTTAATAACTTTTCCTAAGAATAAGTTTCTGTACTGATACTTTTTGTTTAGTATCTCTAGTATATGAGCATCACCGGGATGTTTCGATTCTAGTATCATGTCATTATACCAAGCATCTGAATATTCTCGAACAAACTGTTTGTAATCTGCATGTTTGGTATTAAAGCAAACGAATCCAGAATCAAGTCCTTCTGGTTTATAAATCGTCGATAGTAGTTCTGTTCTAGGTAAGAACTTTTCTATATCCATAGGTTGCAAGACTTCTACATCAGCGTCTAACCAAATGAGGTAGTCAGCAGTTACATTTTCCAACATGTAAGAAGTGACTCTGGACTTTAGATACCATTTGATAGGTTTTCTTTTAGTTCCATATACTTCAAAATATTTTTCTGGCTGTTTAGTATTTTTTAAACAAACATCTGTAGGATGTGTTTCAAAATCAGATAAAAAGTTTTCTATAGGTTCATCTAAGAAACAAAGTTTTTTGCCAGGAAGGTTTTTCCATGTTGGGAGATATTCGTGTGCGTATTGTTTATAGATTTTTTGGTTTATAGATGTAACCCAAATGATATTATTCTGGTGCATAAACAGTATCGTGTTCCCACTTATCAATAATTTTATATTTCAGTTCGCTGACTATCCATTGTTCCATTTCAACAACTGTATACCCGTGCATTTCACAATAGTCGTTGGTTTCTAACACAATCAACGGTCTATACTTGTTGATTAAGTTTACAGCACCTTTAAGAGCAAACCATTCGAATCCTTCTAGATCTAAATGTAATAAATCACAACCCTCTATATCTAAACTATCTAAAGAAATAAGTTTTATATTACCCTTTCCAGAAACAGTGTAGCCGCCGGTATTGTTTTTCTTTTTAGTAAGAGGTTCACCCAGGCTTATCATTGACTCTTTTTCGCCTAGAGCAAGATTATTTTTAACAACGTTATCTTGTTGTATGTTTTGATCTAAACAATAAAAGTTTTCAGGGTGAGGTTCGAATGTATAGACTTTTTTAAACAAACTAGCATATTTGTTTGGATATAGTCCACAGTGCCCTCCGGCCTGTACAACTATATTGCGATTTTTTACTAGATTAGAAACATTTATAGGAAGATTATAATGATCTTCTCTAGTTAGATACCTCCATGCAACGATATCTCTTTCGGGCCAAACCCAATCTTTGTTGTCAAAGTTTCTTATGGAAGTTTTATAGTTCATATGATATTTAGCACATAATCTACGCACATAAATATCTGTATGAAAAAGATTGTACTTATTACTGGTGGCTTCGATCCGCTCCACTCTGGCCACCTTTCATATATTAAAGAAGCCAAGAAGCTTGGAGATATTCTAGTCGTCGGTGTTAACAGCGATGACTGGTTAACACGCAAAAAGGGCCGAGCTTTTATGCCTTACATGGAACGAGCCAACGTCGTACGAAATATTGTTGGAGTAGATTTCGTCATTGATTTTGACGACAGTGATAACACAGCCAAACATGCAATACATATGGTTAGACAAAGTTATCCTAGTGATCAAATCATTTTTGCCAATGGCGGAGATAGAACTGATAAGAATATTCCAGAAATGGATTTCGCTGATGATAATCTATCATTTGTGTTTGGCACTGGCGGTTTTAACAAATCAAACTCAAGTAGCTGGATCTTAGAAGAATGGAAAGCACCTAAGACCAAACGTCCGTGGGGGTACTATAGAGTTCTTCACGATGTGCCAGGAATGAAAGTCAAAGAGTTGACTGTTGAGCCGGGGCATAGCCTTAGTATGCAAAGACATAAGCATAGATCAGAATACTGGATCGTTAGCCAAGGTGCGTGTGTAGTAAACTCAAAAATGGCAGGCGGTTATGCTCTTCCTCCTACTTTGTTAAAAGAACATCTAGAATATAAAGTACCAGCAGGTGAATGGCATCAACTAACCAATCCTTACGAAGTTCCTTGTAAAATAGTAGAAATACAATACGGCGAAAAATGCCAAGAAGAGGACATTGAAAGACAATGACTGATATCATCCCGGTCTTTATAGGTTATGATCCTAGAGAGGCTATTGCATATCATACCTGTGTAAACAGTATTATTAGAAACTCTAGTAAACCAGTTTCTATTATTCCTGTAGCGTTGAATCTATTCAAAGATTATACAGAAACACACACTGATGGTAGCAATACATTCATATACTCGAGATTTTTAGTACCTTATCTAATGCGTTGGCAAGGATGGGCTATTTTTATTGACGGTGATATGATCGTAAGGGCTGATATTAACGAGTTGTGGGAACTGCGACAAATGGATAAAGATGTCATGGTTGTAAAACATGACTATAAGACTAAATCTGATAAAAAATATCTAGGAAGCAAGAATGAAGACTATCCAAGAAAAAACTGGTCTAGTGTCATCCTATGGAACTGTTCTACTTTCCCTAATAGAAAACTTACTCCAGAGTTTGTACAGAATTCGCCAGGATCTGTCCTTCATAGATTTTCGTGGATAAATGATGAGAGGATCGGAGAGCTACCTAAAGAGTGGAACTGGTTACCGGACGAGTATGGTCCTAACCCAAACGCTAAACTCTTACACTATACATTAGGTACTCCTAGTTTTTATCAATATGCCGATACTCCGATGGGCAGCGATTGGCACCGAGAACGTATACTCACAGAATATTGTCAGCAATATGATCTTCCTAAGTAAAGACGGCCAAGACGAATATGTCAATATGCTTGCACATGGATCCGGTAGTACTCCTACTGATACCGCCTCTTTTGCTTACAGTGATAGCACTGATCCTATTGTTATACGTGGAATTCTCAAGTATAAAATAATGCGTCGTTGTTGGGAAGATGGCAGAGATTTTTACTATGTTGACACAGGTTATTTCGGAAACCGTAGATGGAAAGAATGGCATAGGATAGTCAAGAACGATCTACAACACAATGATCTTATACCAAGACCCGACGATAGATTTAAAATATTCAATAAAGAAATTTCACCGTGGAAGAAGACAGGTCGAAAAATATTAGTGGCTTTGCCTGATGAAAAACCCTGTAGGTTTTACGACACAGATTTAGATACATGGACTAAAGAGACAATCGAACAAATAAAAAAATATACAGACAGACCGATAGAGATAAGAAAAAGAGCTCCAAGGAGAGAAGACAGAGTATTATCTAATACATTGCAACAGGCATTAGATGATGATGTGTTTGCACTAGTAACATTTAACAGTAATGCTGCTACTGAAGCTGTCTTTTATGGAATACCTAGTTTCGTACTTGCGCCTACGCATGCCGCTAGTCCTGTCTGTTTAAAAGATCTTTCGATGATAGAAACTCCGTTGTATGCAGAAAATAGATATGAATGGGCTTGTCATTTAGCTTATGGTCAGTTTCATATCAGAGAAATGAAAGACGGAACAGCCATGAGGATGGTGACTAATGAGTAAAACTGTAGCTGTATATTACGCAGGTATTCCTAGAAATAATACCAAATCAGAAAAAACAGAAGTATTACGTTTATTTGCTGAAGGTGTAAGAAAAAGTAAAGATGCTGTTATAGAAGTATGGGAACCTAAACACCTAGTCACTGACCTTGGAGTCATACAAGGATGGGTGCATGAAGGAAGTCAAGGTACACCGCATCTAGCATTTAGAAAACATGTTATAGAAAAACAACAACAGCATGGTAAACATACTTTAGCTGTAGATAGTAATCTTTTTCTTTATAGAGATATTGAAAATGCTAATCAATATTTGAGATTCAGTCTCGATGGTGTTTTTCCAACTACTGGATGTTATTTTAATAAACATGTTACAGATATACAATGGAATAAGATCAAGAGAGATTTGAAGATCGATCTAAGACCGTGGAGACAACAAGGTCAACATATATTAATATGTCTACAGAGAGACGGTGGGTGGTCAATGCGTGGGCTAAATGTCATGCAATGGTTACATCAAACTATTGATGAAATACAAAAACGCAGCAAACGTCTTATTATCGTGAGAGCGCATCCTGGAGATAGAAGAAGTAAAGATTATTTGAAGCTAAATCGCCCAGGAGTCATGATTAGCAGAAATAGTTTATTTCTAGATGACCTTCATAATGCTTGGGCGGTGATCACATACAATAGCAGTCCTGGTGTTGCTGCCGTTATCGAAGGAGTTCCTGTATTTGTCACGGATCCCACTCCAGAAAATAGTCAAGCATTTGAAGTTGCCAACACAACATTAGAAAATATCGAAGATCCTTGGATGCCAGATAGAGAACATTGGATAAGAAAAACCAGTATGAGCCATTTCAGCTTCCGAGATCTCGAATCTGGTGAAGCTTGGCAAGTAATAAGAGAGTACCTATGACAAAATATGCGGTAGTTACAACATTTAATGATGCTGGCCGAGCAAAGTATGGCCAACGTATGATAGACAGCTTTGACAAAACTTGGCCAAAAGAAGTTAAGCTTCATTTATATCCAGAACTTTGTAACTGTATTGTTCATGACCATCAACAAACAACATTGAAACGTCTAGAAGAAATACCAGAGCTAATGGCATTCAAGGAAAAATGGAAAAATGTTCCAAAAGCCAACGGAGATGTCAGCAATGACCCAGTTCGTAGCAAGAGAAAAGATGCCGGCAAGGGGTTTAAATGGGATGCTGTGCGATTTGCACACAAAGTTTATGCGATTTTTCATTGTGCCAGGGAAACTGATGCAGATATCTTAATTTGGATGGATGCTGACACATATTGTCACAGTAAAATCACCATGGAAACAATACAGCGTCTTATACCTGCCGATAAAGACCTTTGTTTTCTTGGAAGACAGAGAAAATTCAGCGAATGTGGACTGTACTCTTTGAATCTAAGGTCCCCGGCGATCAAAGTTTTTCTAGAAAAGTTTCAATGGATGTACGATTGCGCAGAATTAGGTATTTTTACCTTAGAAGAATGGCATGATAGTTTTGTTTTTGATGCTGTTCGAAGAAACGTAGTATTAAATGAGTTAGATTGGTCTAGCAATATCGTAACTGGAGAGGGACATCCACTTATTAACACAGAATGGGGAGCATATCTTGATCATTTGAAAGGTGCAAGGAAAGATCTTGGAAGATCTCATTCAAAAGATCTATTAGTAAACAGAACAGAACCATATTGGATGAATATATGACACATTATGCCGTTATCACTTCACTAAATCAAGAATATTTTGACCATTGTGGTCGAGCTTGCCTAGAAACATTTTCTAGATTCTGGCCCGACGACATCACACTACATGTTTTCAATGAAGACATGGTTAAGCCTCAAAAATATAAGAAAGTAAACTATATAAACTGGAAAGTTTTAGGTGCAGAATACACAGATTTTGTCTCAAGGACAGAAAACTCCAAGGTCATACAGTTTAGCAAAAAGGCTTTTCCGATCATATGGGCATTTGACAACATCCCTTGCGATCGATTGATATGGTTAGACGCTGATGTAGCAACAAAAAGAGACATGAGTGTACAACTACTAGATTTACTCAGTAATCCAGAAACACTTAGTACACATTACGGAGTAAAACACCCATGGCCCAGCGAAGAAAATCCTGACAGGGTTAGCTTCAGCTGTGAAACAGGATTTTTTATCTTAAACAAAACACATAGAATGTTTCCAGAGTTTGCTAAAATCTATAAAAAATACTATACCAAGGATTTGGGATATAATCTTAGGAGATTTTATGATGGCGAGGTCTATGGAGCCGTTGTGGCCGAACTAGAAGAGAAGGGAGCAGCGATGTTTGAGTTGAACCCTGGTCAAAAACATAAGACCCCTATACCAAGAAGTGTCATGGCTCCTTACATACAACACTACAAAGCAGGAGCCAAGGACGGTATTAATAACGAAACCATACTCAATAGCATAGAAGAGGAAGAATCTTATGAAGATTAAGTTGTACCGCGAACACGGTGCTCTTAACAGCAAGGATATTTTTGATGCTTTTGAAGAAGGTGTTAAAAAAATCGGTCATGAAGTGGTTGATCATAACGAGGATGTTTCTGTTATATGGTCTGTGCTTTGGAATGGACGTATGCAGGCCAATAAAACAGTCTATGAGGAGTGTCGTAGGATACAAAGACCGGTAATCATTATCGAAGTAGGTTCGTTGATACGCAACAAAACATGGAAGATCGGTCTGAATCACATCAACGCCTATGGCATCTTCGGTCATACTGAAGACCTAGATCAGGATAGACCAAAAAAACTGGGTATCGACCTTAAACCCCTTCAAAATTTCAGAAGAAACGAGATTTTAATAGCCTGTCAACATGACCGCAGCCTCCAATGGGAAACCAATCCTCCGATGAACGTGTGGGTCAATGAAACTGTAAATGAAATAAAAAGATACACTGATCGTCATGTAGTAGTAAGACCACATCCCAGGTCACAGTCTATAACACCAAACCAGAATTTTACCCTGATTCCACCAAAAAAACTGGTCGGCACATATGATGATTTTGATTTTGATTTCAACTATCATTGCATCGTCAACTTCTGTAGCGGACCCTCCATACAGGCAGTCATCAATGGTGTCCCGGTAATCTGTGACCGATCAAGTCTGGCTGCAGACATGAGTGGAAATTTCGAAAAAATTGAGGAAATTTCACTGCCTGACCGGTCAACATGGTTTACGAAGATTTGCCATACAGAGTATCTAGTCGAAGAACTCAGAGAAGGTCTTCCATTAAAAAGGTTAGAAAAATATATTAGGTCTTGACTTTCAGATTTTATTACGCTATACTTAAAAAATGCTAAAATCTGATTTCATCGAAGACGTTTTCTTAGAATTTTTCGATACCTTTTCTAGGAAGAGTGTTGCCATCGCGTCTCAGGACCAGTCGGCCTGCCACAGTTTTTATAATGCTATCTATGGCGGTAAAGGACTGACTCAGGCCCAAGCCAACTACATCATAAAAATCCTAGAAAAACACAAAAATTTGTCGGCCAACGTGGGTTTTGATTATCGACCGATATTGACACAACCCCACAAATGGAAAAATGCATTCCGAGTCATCGACTACTCTAAAAGAGTCTATGTTGAAAAAAATGATCAAGGTCGCATCGATGTATGCCTGAAGTTTCCGTACCAACTCAAGAAGGAATTTGAGGAAGAATTTGAAGGAAAAAATGCCGAAACTACTAGTAGCCAATGGGACCATGATGCCAAGGTAAGACGTGTTCCTTTATACGACACAAACCTTATACACATTTTTGATTTTGTTTCAAAGCATGGTTTTGAAATAGATGAAACTTTCATGATAGCCATGGGAGAAGTCGAAGAAATATGGCAAAATCAAGACGATGTTGTTCCTTACTGTTATTGGGATGGTGGACATATTAGATTGAAAAATGTCTCTGATGACGCATCCAATCATTTTGTCAATCTTCGAACAGATAGATTACCTTCTGATTTAATGCTGGCGAAATCTATGGGTATTCCTTATAAACCTGGCAATCGTATTGCTTCAGATAATCTTTTATACAAGATCGCCAGCTCAGAAGAAAATCATTTTTGGATTAAAAATGTGCAGGAGTTTATAGATCTCTGCTATCATATCGACGATCGTGTCGCTATTCTTTTGGATCCTAATAGTAATGAAATAGAATGGGTCAAAGATTTTGTTAAAACGGTCAATGACATGGGGCATGACATCACCAAGGTACGTGTTTGTTTTAGGCAAGATAAAACTATCGATGACGGATTCAATCAATGGATCAAAGATGCCAATGTAGGCGGACCCGTTGAAGGTGGAAACATTTTAATCTTCAAAGGAAAGCCGGCAAAGTGGTTGTTTAAAGAAACAAAACATGTTACACTATTAGCTAGTAATGGTTTGTATCCTTCACCTGGACCCATCACACGAGACTGGATTGATTCTCATCCTTGTGTGATTTATGTGGGCGATATAAAACCTACTAGATCGAGGAATAAGAAAATTGTCGAACTGTAAACTAATAATAAAAGACGAAGTTAATATTAAGTTTGAAGGTCTGGCTGTTGAGACACGGCGAAAGATTGTAAACAAGTTAAAGTTCGACCTACCATACGCTCGACACATGCCCGCCTATAAGTTAGGTCGCTGGGATGGAACAAAAACATTTTTTGGTATCGGTGGAAACGGATATCTAGCGCATCTTGATGTAATACTTCCTATAATCGAGGATTCGGGTTACGATATAGAAGTAGAAGACCAACGTGTATCACACGATTTTAAGTTTGATCTTATCGGTGATGATTATTGGTCAAAGCAAGGCAAAACATGGCCAGAAGGTCATCAGTTTGCCGGAGAACCTATTGTACTTCGTGATTATCAATATGACGTAGTCAATAAGTTTTTAGAGAACCCGCAATCACTACAGGAGGTAGCTACAGGTGCAGGCAAAACGATTACTACTGCGACGTTATCGCATCTTTGTGAGGTATATGGTCGTACGATGGTTATTGTTCCGAACAAATCGCTTGTTGAACAAACTGAAGCGGACTACAAAAATCTCGGCTTAGATGTCGGTGTTTATTTCGGCGATAGGAAAGAACTCAATAGGACACACACAGTATGCACATGGCAAAGTCTCAATGTGCTAGATAAGAAAAGCTATGACGAAGAAAGCCTAACACTAGCAGAGTTCTGCGAAGGAGTCGTGGCTGTCATAGTCGACGAGGTACATCAGGCTAAGGCAGATGTGCTGACAAAACTGTTAACTCAGAACTTCCGTAACTGCGGAATACGTTGGGGGTTAACAGGAACCATTCCTAAAGAAAAGTGGGAGTTTCAAAGTGTTTTGGCCAGTATAGGTCCAGTAATCAATCAAGTCACAGCACACGATCTCCAGCAAAAAGATGTTCTAGCAAAACTAGATATACAAATATTACAGACATCTGATGTGCAGGTATTTAGGAACTATCAAGAAGAATATACTTGGTTAGTAACTGACAGCAAAAGATTAGACTGGATCGCCGACAAAATAAAAAGTTTTAGGTCTACTGGAAATACTCTTGTATTAGTGAATCGCATTGATACAGGAGAAAAACTCATTGATAGGATTCCTGATGCTGTCTTTATCAGCGGTGCTGTTAAACTAGACGAACGCAAGGAAGAATATGATGAAGTTAAAACAAGTGATGACAAGGTTATTGTGGCGACTTACGGTGTGGCCGCTGTTGGCATTAATATTCCAAGGATTTTTAATCTGGTTCTTATTGAGCCCGGAAAGAGCTTTGTCCGCGTTATACAAAGCATTGGGCGAGGCATTAGAAAAGCAGAAGACAAAGACTTCGTACAGATCTGGGACATCACCAGCACCTGTAAGTATGCCAAGCGACATCTCACCGAACGCAAAAAATATTATAAGGAAGCAAAGTATCCGTTCACGGTTACAAAGGTAAACACATGAGAATATTAACATTAAACAACACATCATTCGATTTGAATGAACTACCAGACGAAGTAGATGAAGATACTAGATTCAGTGTGCTAGATAACAGTAATCCCAACGAACCGGATTTCTTTTTTATGCCGCTGATTTTTCTTGAATCTTTTAATAGTCCTGCTATATTACTAAACATAGGCGGATATGAAGTACAGATGCCTTTAGATTGGTGCATGGTAGTTGGTGACAAGGAATGCGGCTTAGATCCAGAAGTCCTTCCACTAACTAGCATCAACGAAAGAGGGTTTGATGCATTGATCTTCAATCCTATAAAAGGTTTTAAGGCAGAGTTTTATCCGATTGAGATAGTAAATATTTTTCAAGATGTTAAATGGTATTTTCCAAAGATGAAAAACGGACAACTGCTAACAGTACCATTGCATGATGGAGAAAATCCTCCATGTGCATATTTTGTCAAAGAAGTTAGCAGACAGAGTGAAGTATTGCAGTTGGAAAAAATACTATGATACCAGGCACAGATACAAGTAGGAGATATTGGGGTGAAAACTACGATGGGTTCGAACGTACTGCTGCATGGAAAAAAGAGTTTTGTTGGCTTCCAAAGAAATGTCATATCACGAAAAAAATTCTATGGTTCGTGCCTGCATACCATGGCGTGGCCCTATACCCAGGACCGACTGAAGCGGTAGTAGAGTTTCGTTGCTATTCCAAGGAAACTTTTATGACCAAAGCTCTTAAAGGAGAACTGAGATGGGATCGTTAAAACCGGGCGCAACTTATATCTACGAAAGACAAGGTGGTACGGTCTATGCCAGAGAGATGGGGTCTGATCCTAGCAGTCGCATCGTGATAGGTTATGACTGGCAACTTGAAGATAATCCTGCAAGAGTTCGAGGTACCGCGAGAGAAACTGTATTAGAAAATCAACTGTGGCACGAGATACGATTGGCGGCAAAAACCAACAAAAACTTGCAAGACGCATTAGATCGTGCTAAAATAATATATGAGCTGAGTAAGAAAGATGGGCAAGAATAAACACGTAGACCTATTCAAAGATATGATACCTGCTGTTGATATGGGTATCAAAGAGCTTTGGGATGCCGCCACTGATGAAGGTCGCAAAGAAATCAAAGGCGACCTCTTCAATCTTAATAGATATATCAGCAGTGTTAAAACCAGCAACTCTGAACTACAAGAGCATTATCTCCTAACAGTTAATGAATACTACAACAAGAACTGGAATGAGATCAGCGCACACCCAAAGCTACAATGGCTTACTCTAGTGGCATGTAGTCATGAATCTAAGAAAGCACATTTTCACGAATGGATTCCTTTAAAGAAAGTTAAGAATCGCAAAGAAGAAGTTTTATCGGAACTGTTTCCCAATATGAAACTTGATGATATTTCTGCATTGGCCGCTATCACTACAGATAAAGAGATAAAGGAATACTGTGAGACACTTGGTTGGGATAAAAAAGAAATCAATGGACTTAAACTATAAGTGTGAACACTGCGGTAAGTTATTCGCTAAAGAAAAAACTTTAGTAGTTCACCTTTGTGAGCAGAAGCGTAGATACATCAGCCGTAATGAACGGCATGTACAAGCAGGTCTTCTCACGTTTCAAAAGTTCTATGAAGTCGCACAAAAGAATAAAACTCCTAAGACATTTGATGAGTTTGAAGCCAGTCCTTATTACACGGCATTCGTTAAGTTTGGCAGCTTTCTGATCAATACCTCGCCTATATATCCTGAACAGTTTATTGATTTTGTTGTAAAGAGTGGAGTGAAACTAGATCACTGGTGTCGAGACGAACTCTATGAACAATACCTTAGCGAACTAGTAAAAAAAGAGCCTGCAGACGGTGCTATACAGCGATCTATTAAAACTATGATGGATTGGGGTGATGCTAACAATGCACCGTGGGAGCATTATTTTCAATACGTCAATCTAAACAGAGCCACACACGATATCCGAGAAGGATTGGTAAGTCCTTGGTTAGTGTTAAATACCAAATCGGGGAAAGAGATGTTGTCTAGGATGAACGATGAGCAGTTAGAAATAATAGGCCCGATTATAGATCCACAGTTCTGGATTCGAAGGTTTAAAGCACTGCCTGCTGATATCGAACTCATCAAAGACGTTGTTAAAGAAGCGAAAATTTTATAATGCCTAAAAGACCTAAAGAAGAAGTAGTAGAAGAAGAACTGGCTGATAACGAAGAGTTTATTTCCAGAGACGATCTAGACATCGAAGTAGTCGTTGGCAATGAATCACCTGATGTATATGTTAAGTTTAGTGGCTTCGAAGACGAAGAAGATGCTGAAGAGTATGCACAGTTTTTAGCTGACACGTTACCTCTACTATTATTCGAAACGACGAGATTGCAGTAATGAAAACCAGAAAGTTACAAGATGGTTCTGAAGTTCAAGAACTTGAGGAACCAAAAATCCTTACCGTTAAAACGAAATGTCCAGAAAAATGGTTATTGGTTGACTTAGAGACTGGAGAGCGTTATACTGGATACATTACTGATGGAAATCAAAGTTGGAAAAAAGTTAATACATGCCGGACATTGACATAGATTTCGTTGATAGAGACCAAGCACTAAAGTTGTTCAAACATATACGTGCTAGTCGAATCGAAGATGGTTCTCTTGTAAAACATAATACAGGAGTATACTTTCACGAAGTACCTATGAATGCAGAAAACGGTATGTGTGCAGTACCGTATGAAGAAGCAGAGGAACGTGGTTATTTTAAAATAGATTTTTTAAATGTAAGTATCTACAAAGGCATCCGAGATGAAGAGCATCTCAAGAAACTGATGGAGACTGAACCACTATGGGATCTACTGGAACAAGAAGAATTCACGGACTTACTGTTTCACGTAAATGGGCACAGTTCATTGATGAAACAGATGAAACCCCGAAGTATCGAAGAGTTGGCAATGTGCTTGTCTTTGATACGCCCGGGCAAACGGCACCTACAAGGGAAGACCTGGAGCGAGATTGGTGCGGAGATATGGAAGAAGCCGACGAACGGTGACTACTATTTCAAGAAGAGCCACGCTGTAGCGTATGCCACTGCTGTAGCAGTACAGATGAATCTAATCTGCGAGCAGATCAGTTATGGATATAGTTAAGGTGCTTTTCGCACCAAAGTAATCGATTTACGTTTAATACGTTTAACGATTATATCATTAAGGCTAGTACATGGCCCTAGTACTACCTTTACATCTTTGGTAGCAAAGTTCCTAATAACGTACCTAAACTGTATTATTTCTTTGTTTAGGAAAATATTGATAGGTATTTGTCTATTAGACTCCCACCACCAAGCTTCTCCTAGCTCTAAGAACTTGGCTTTTTCAGCTTCTGTGCGAATAGATGAATAATCGTAGATGCTGGTAACTTGAGCATCCTGATTGATTATTATCCCCACGTATTCCTGATTTACGTGGGTTAGGATACTTATGAATGGAAAGTTTTCTTGTAAGTTTTCTGTTATTCTCATCGATAAATACTATAAAGGTCCGCTAATGTATGCAACTTAACCCAGTTTATTTATATCCAAATAAAATAGATGTTTTTACCAATGCGTTAGCTTCCTGGAAAACAGAGAGGTATCGTAGAGTGTACAACCGCAACCTAAAAGTATATCGAGGTGTCGACAATCGCATCGATCTGCAGGTCCGTAACAGCGACGAAAAAGCCGCCGATATTACTGGATCTGTTTTGGTATTTAACATCGTAGGAAGAGAGACCAGAGATTTAGTGGTCCAGAAAGACTGCATGACTGTAGCAAACAGTTCAGGCAAGGTATATGTCACCTTAGGTGAAAGCGATCTAGCCACACTAGACCCAGGAATGTACAACTACAGTGTCATTCAAGAAATAAGACAAGTAGAAGGCGACGGCTACAGAGTTAGCAGTAGAACACCATTGTACACTGATGCACAGTATGGTGCCAGCGGAACTTTAGAAATATCAAATGATGTTGCTGGTGAAATACATGACAGTCTCGAGATAACAAAGTTTAACTATATCAATCCATGGGTCACTGGATATGATAATCCTGCATATAGTGTCAGCAGTATAATCGACACACGACATTATCTAGAGACTCCGCAGAGTCTACATACCCTAGCAATCTACTCAACAAACTACAGCGGTAAAGTATTGATACAAGGAAGCCTAGACGAGAGTGCAGTTCCGGGAGAATCATCATGGGTTAATATTCCAGATAGTTCTATTAGCCCTGGCGGCAATAACTTTGAAATACTAAACACACCACTAGTTTATAAAAATGTTACAGGAAAGTGGGTTTGGTTAAGATTATATTTTGGATCAAACAAAGGTTTCTATGCATCATTTACCGTGCAACAAACAACTCTTGGAAACTATATCGTAGACATCGATAACGGAGGCCAAGGTTATTCTACTGGAGATCAAATCGTTATTAACGGTCGTTCTTTAGGCGGCACATCTCCTACCAATGATCTTTTCTTAACGGTAACATCGACCACCGGTATTGGCGGAATCGCTCAAGTAAATTGGACTGGCGTTTCTCCGATTGGATATCGAACTTACTTTGTAACACCAGCAATGTTACCAACTACAGGCGGACGTATTGACAAACTATTATACAGATAATACAATAAAGTATGACTCTGGTAATAGATACATTCCGTAAACTACTCCCACCCCGTGCTAAGGCAACTCCCTCTGGGTGGACTAGTTTCAATGCCCCATGTTGCGGTCATCGTGGCCATAGTCCAGATACTCGAAAACGTGGTGGAGTAAGGTTTGACCAAGGAATAGTATTCAACTGTTTCAACTGCAAGTTTAGTGCAAGTTGGCAACCGGGTCGCCCAATATCAGAAAAACTAAAAGCTCTATGTCGTTGGCTCGGTGCCACTGAAGATGATATCAAGACGTTAGTCTTTGAAGCATTAAAAACAGAAGCGCCAGACTATGTACACGAAGTCAAAGAAGCAGTTAGCTTCACTCCTAAAAAACTACCCGAAGGAAGTGCTCCACTAACAGAGTGGGCTGAACATCCTTGTTTGCCTGAAGAGTACGGCATTAAGATAGCAGAAGTTGTAGAATATCTAACTAATAGAGGACTAGATCCAACTGATCCTTTGTATCATTGGAGTCCTGAAGCAGGGTATGAGAATCGTGTGATCATTCCATTCTTTTATAATGGTGTCGTTGTTGGTAACACAGCACGTAAGGTCACTGAAGGAAAACCAAAGTATCTTTCTGATCAACATCCACATTTTGTCTTTAATATCGATTCTCAAGAAGAGGATCAAAAATATCTCTTTGTATGTGAAGGCCCGTTTG